GGCAATATATCGACATATTGCCCGACAAATCGCAACTCACTTCCGAAGCTCAGGGTGAACTCCCAAGCCAAACCCAACTCAACAAGTTGGTTGCCGTTCACCCCGGCGTGGGCGAGGAAGCTTCTGCCGCCGCTGCTTACATCAACAACAACGATAACGTCTTTGTAGTCCAAGACATGAAAGACAAGTATCGTGTTGTCGGTTCTGAAAAATGGCTCACTAAGTCTACCGTGGCGCAAGACCTTGGTCAAGGTGCCACCGGTACAACTTCCACCACAATCAATGCCGAGGCTACCGATGAGGTGCCGGCTCCTTTCTACGTTGGCACGCTTGCCACCGAAGACGGAGACATTGATTGCAGTGCCGCTTAATCCCGAAAACCATGTGTGATAACGTCAAGTCCGGAGCGATTGACTTGAACGAGTTGCTTAACGACATCTCCGTTCCTGCTCTCGAAGTTCCCGAACTTGACGTTGTAGTATCCAAACCTAAGGAGTCTGACCTTTTTGCCGAAAAGAAGCATAAGGCATGGCACGAGGGAAATGCTATTGAAGCGCGTTGCGACTTCGCCCCAAACAAGGTGCGCATCTCTTATCGCCATCCATCTTTCGGCATCATATCGCTCTGGAAGAAATCGCTCTATGGTCGCACTCTCACGGAGATTAAGGCTGATGACTCGATGATTGAGCGGTTCGCCTCAGGCGTCGCCAATCTTATCGGTCAAGTGCTCGGACACTCGCTCGCCTCAGGCGACTGGTGCATTGTTACGTCACCGAAGCGACGCCACAAAACGCACAATTTTGCTTCGCTCATTGCAGCGCAAATCGGCGAGATACTGCACATTCCGTTCTACGAGGATGTGGCGCAGTGCCACTCCAAGCATCGTGTCGGGGCGGTGTTCTCCTTTGGCGCACAACCGCCTACCGAAAATAACATTATCGTTTTCGACGATTTTGTTACCACCGGCGCCACAATGATTTCAATGAAAAATCTTCTCGAACCTCTCGGCAAAAACCTCGTGTTCTTCACCGGGATCAACAACAAACTGTGATGCTACGATCTACGTTTATCCAAGCATAAACTTCTTATTGAGACTTGCATCCCAAAAATCAACTTCAACTTGAACTTTATTTAGTTGCATCTTCTTGTTTTTTGGTCTATCATCAAGAAATTCTTTACGTAGAACCTCTAATGTGGTATTCTCGGCATCTACAAATCCGGAGAGCAACCAGTTATCATCAGAAGAATAAAATACGCCGGCTATTTTGTTGCTCAGAATTTTATCAAGTATTTCTAATAATGCTTCCCAACCGGATAGATAGCCAGAGAAATGTGCATGGCTATTTCTAAAATACAAAGTCCAATCGCCATCCATAGCGATTTCCATATCCATTCCGGACGAATCTTTTACGGATATACATTTTGCATATTCGTTATTTAGCCATTCATAATCCGGCTCTATTCCGAGATGCAGCGTCGGATTATATGGTTTTAGAAACTCCATGAGTTCGTCAGCTTTATCCCATGGAATTATTTCGATTTGGTCTTTATTCTTTTGCATTTTGTTGTCTTTTTAGGCCTGAAAGGTACTAATTATTTTTGTGACAGACAAATGTAATTAGTCATGGACCACAAATTCACTGAACTTATAGGCAAATGGCTGGAAACAGCCGCCGATGAGCGCGACTACAGCGTCGGCGCTCTCTATCTCCTGAAACTGAGTGGCAATGCCATCATGTACCGCAACATCATTGCGGCTCTCGATAAACGCAAGGACTTTATCGAGTATCAGCTTCAGAAGTATTACAACTTCCGTGTGCAGGAGTTAACTCATGCGCAGGTCGTTGAGATGGAAACCCAAGTCGAGGAAATTGTGGCTGAACACATTCCTCTCGCAGCTAAAGCCGACGAGGAACCCCAAAAAGGTAAGCGTTCAGACCACGACCAACTGCCGGAGGATATTCAGGCGAAGTACGTTGAGAACCTTTCGCTGCTGCAACGTATGCGCGAGTTGCATCTGCGCCTTCGCACAATGTCAACCGAAGACTCTACTTGCCCCGACAGTGAGCGCTATCCGTTCCTCAAAGAACTTATAGAGCTCGACAAGAAGTTACACGCTAACTGGGAGGCGTATGACCATTACGTCATTTCTTCTGACCCCTCGGCAGATGCCGCCGCCACGCCCGTTTCGACGAAATCGAAAGCCAAATCGAAGAAAGCCGCTAAGTCATAATGCAACGCACTGCTTCAATATCCGACATTCTGAAACCGCTTTCGCAGAAACCGTTTCAGGCGTACCTTTCGACAGCTTTGCAAGTTGCCGACGTACTGGAGTGGATATTGGCGCAAGTGGGTGTAGCCGAAATCTGGCAAACATCTTTCTCCATATCCGAAGAGTTCCTTCGCAGACTTTATTTCATCACTCGCGACAAAAAGGTCAGCCGCATTAATCTTGTGCTCGACCATAAGGCGACCAACAAGACGCTCAAACTCTGGAGTTTTATCATCCAAGTTATTGAGCGCACATATTTGGCTGACAACCACTCGAAAATTCTTCTGGTTAAGGGCGAGAACGGCACCAAGGTTTCCGTTGTTACCTCGCAGAACCTTACCCGAGGCAACCGTGCCGAATCTGCTTTCATCAGCACCGACCCGGCTATTTTCGATAATCTTTTTGCGCAAGTCAACGATTTAATCACCAATCATTCCGTTCCGCTTAATGACTTATTCAGAGACCGTATTACAACAGATTGAAAAATTTGCTGCCATCTACCTCAAAATTTCTGACATCGCCGTAATACTTGATATTCCGGCTGATGTGCTGCGCTCAGACATAGCTGACCGCACAACCGACGTGTCGAAAGCCTATCGACGTGGCAAAGCCGCGTCTAAGGTCAAGCTTCACTCTCAGGAGATGATGCTTGCCCAAGTTGGCTCTCCACTCGCCATCGAAAATGCCCATCGCAACCTTCTCGACATGGAAGATGACGAGTAGGGTGGCAGTCAATGAACTATGAACAATAAACTACAATGCTGTGAGTACACCAAGTGCCATAGAAGTTTGCCGTGCCGACCTCTTCACCAAGGAGGACGAACTTGCGCAGCGCTATCCGCAAATCATTGTGGAGAAGGTGTTGCGTGTGCGTGAGATGTACAACTGGTTCATCTCTAACCCCGACGCAACCGACCGCGAGTTCGTTGCCGAGTTCATGCAGCGCCATCCCATTTCTCGTGTTACGGCTTACAGCGATCTTGCAATATGCAAAACGCTGCTGCCGACTCTCGCCACCGCAAGCCGCGATTTCCACCGCTGGCGATACAATGAGATGATTCTCGCCACTTACAAAATGGCGGAGAAGCGCAAGGACACGAAGACCATGGAACGGGCGGCGTCATCCTATGCCAAACACAACCGCGTTGACCTGGAGGATGAACAAGCAATGCCTTACGACATGATTGTGCCGCAACCGTTCACGGCTACCGACGACCCACGAGTCCTCGGCATCGAGCCTATTCCAAATATACAAGAAAAAATCTCGGCTATGATACAAAAGTATCGTGCCGAGACCATTGATATTGAGGATGTTCAGTTCGAGGAAGTCGACCTCGAACTGGATACACTATTTCCTAATTCGCAACCGGAAGATAATGAGTGACAAACGCATATATTTCAACAAGCCGCAGCGACTGACGCAACTCATCGGCGCCAACACCACCGTTATCGTTGCCGGCCGTCGTACTGGTAAGACTGACTCCATCGCCGCGCCTTTCGTGCTCCGCAATATGCAACGGATGCCGGGCAGCACAGGCGGCATCTGTGTGCTGACTTTCAAACACGGCCTGACAAACACCATCCCGGGTTTGCTCGCTGCTTGGAAACGTTGGGGATTTCTAAACGGTGTGCATTACGTGATTGGTCGGAAACCGCCCAAATCGTTCAAGCAACCTATAATCCAACCGAGTGACTATGAACACGTCATATCGTTTTACAACGGCTCGTGCGCCATCATCATCTCGCAAGACCGCCCCGGCTCGTCAAACTCTTTGACTCTCTCGTGGCTGCTCGTCGATGAAGCTAAGTTCATTGATTATCAGAAGCTCAAAGATGAAACACTGCCTGCCAATGGCGGTATTAAATCGTACTTCGGGCATCACTCGTTCAATCACTCAATCATGATATTGAGCGATATGCCGCAGACGCAGCGCGGCTCCTGGTTCTTGCACTATCGCGACAAGATGGATGCCGAGCTCATAAAAACTATTGAGGGCACGGTCTATGAAATTTGGCGTACCAAGGAACGGATCCGCCAACTCAATAATCGTGGCGAAACCGTTCCAGAGTATCTGAAAGGCTACCTCCGTCGCCTCGACACTAACCTCAATAAGATGCGCTCCGTTGCGGTTTACTATAAGGAATATTCCTCAATAGAAAACCTGCAACTGCTTGGTGAAAACTACATCAAGCAAATGAAGCGCGACCTCACGCCTTTGACATTCCAAACCTCTATCCTTTGTCAGAGGATCGGAATTGCCAAAGACGGTTTTTATTCGTCTATGCGCGAAGCTCATAAATACGATGCAAGCAACTTTGAAGCTCTTGACAGAGCGTTCAAAGATTCGCTTGCAAGTTCTGAGAAAATAGAACAGAGTCAAGAGAATAATGCTCATGACTTTAACTATTATCTCAGTTCTCAAATCTCTAATCTCGGTTCTCACATCGACACAGATGTCGATGCCGACGCTCCAATTTGCATCGGTATGGACTACAATGCAAATATCAACTGGATTGTTGCGGGGCAACCCCGTGAGCGCAGGCTCAACGTCATCAAATCTTTCTACGTGAAATTCGAGCGCAAAATCCCGGCACTCGTTGCCGACTTTTGCGACTACTACCGCGACCATCGCAACAAAACCGTAGTGTTTTATTACGATGCCACCGCTCTCGGCTCAAACTATGCTGTAAACGAACAAGATTTTCGCTGGGTAGTAATCCACGAATTTGAAAAGCATGGTTGGCAAGTGGAATCGGTCTATCTTGGCAACCCAATGCGCCACGATGAAAAGTATCTTCTCATCAACCAAGGATTCGCCGGCAAGCAGCGCCTCATGCCGTTCTTCAACCGCTCGAACAACGAGGACCTTATCCTTGCCATCCAGTCGGCAGGAGTCAGCCGCGGGCGCAACGGTTTTCGCAAAGACAAGTCAGGCGAAAAGCTCGCCGAGAGCGAAGAAGCCCTCCTCGAGCACCGCACCGACGGCACCGATGCCTTCGACACCCTCTACATCGGCTGCGAGAAATTTCCGTTCCACGATAGTTTCTCTTTATATGTAAGCGGAGTCTCATAAAAAATGTGTACATTTGCGTACTAAAATCAACTACTTTATGAAAACTATTCATCTCATTACGATAGCTTTATTTGCTATTCTGATGTTCTCTTGCAATGGGAATACGCCTAATTATGGCAAGAAATATGACGTTCCATCAAGTGACACCTATACGGACTATGATAAGGAACGTATCAACCATTATGCTTATTTCGCCGAATTGGCAGATTCGCTTGTAGTGTATAGTGCAGCAAATGACACCCGGAATATGGGTAGAATGATTGTTCTTATGAACGAAGAACAGCATAGTGCTTCTGTATTTTCTTCCCATAAAAACCCGAAACTCAAAAATATAATTGAAACCAATATAGCTGCTATCCATGCAGATTTAGATAACCGAAATGTTCCTCGTGAAGTAACTTACCGTATAAACTTCAGCGAAGTTTATATTAAGCCGAAAGATGGTGTAGTAACTCGAGAAGGATATGACATTTTTAATTCGTTTAGACTTTATGATATCAGCGTTGATAACGAAGGATATGCTGTTCGCACTATCAAAAGAGACCGCGATGATGTGGAGGAGAAACCATTCACATATGATGGCTCAACGATTAAAGACCTTTCAGGAGAATACCAATTTAAGAGCTTTGATATATTAAAGGCAGAACCTATAAGATAAATATTATTGTATCATGAAGATAGCCATTAACAATCAAAACAAAGGTGCAGTTGGAGAACATCTTGTCGCTGCAAGATTGCTGATACTTGGGCATGACGCATCTATTACGAATTTCACAGTCAATAACTCTAAATCATTTGACCTTTTCTGCCGTCATGAAAAATCGGGTAACATTGTGCCCATTCAGGTTAAAACGACCTCATCTGCTAATTTTCATACCGGCATTACGCATGAACCGTTCTTCGACGATAATGGAAATGTAGATATGGCAAAGGGGCGTCAATTTGTTGAGCAAAAAATTATATGCCCGTGGGTGTTCGTTGATGTTTCAGGTGATGCGGAGAAACCAAATATTAGATATTTTGTTCTAACAAGGCAACAGGTGATTGACTTTATATGCATCACAGAAGAATGGTACCTAACATGGTCTGGACGAAAAAAGCCACTAAGCCACAAAGGAATTATCCTATTGTCTCTTAAATGGTTTGGTGATGCCCATGTATTAGAGCCAAAGAAAGCGTTGCATGATGCTTTGATTAACCCATTTGAAAACATTGATTTTGAAGATGCATGGGATAACATCTGGAAGTAACAAACCACCATAAAATTTATAATATGCTTATACAATTAGTATCATTTAAAGCCTCATTACGAGCCGATTGTAGACTACGTTACACTGCAAATATTATTAATTCTTCGAATGCAGATTTAATACTATTTGCCGGTTACACTCTATCTTATGACACAGATGCACGAATGTTAGCTGAACTTATTGAGAACAAAAAGACAACAGCAATCTTAGAGGTTAAAAATGACCATTCAAGTCAGCTTAACCCCATATCTAAGTCTTTATTTATACTGCAACATGGTATTCTTAAAAGTATGTATTCATATCAGATATTTGCGGAATCAAGTCAAATTGATAGTATGCCGTACATAGCAGACCATTTAATAACTGAACTTGAGACAAGACGCAGACTCAAAGTTGCCAATCACAATGCTATTGTAATTCAGTGCGGAGAAAATGGAATCCTGAAAAACATTCAATCCCAAGGTAATAGAGCCGTATTTAGATTTCAAGACGATATGGAATTAAGTAATCGTTTTGATAAGGTAATTAGCAATGCTGATATTATCTTGAACCCAATACATTCACCGATGGGAAACCAAGGTAAAATGTCAAAGCGCCGAGAATATTTCAGTGCCAATAATCGTGCATATTTTTCTACAGCCAATTTTGATAATGTTGATAGCATCGAAAATAAGTCACTTCAATATGCCGTACTAAATGGAGTTAAGTTAGAACCAACAAACAAAGACATCCATAAAGGGAAAACTTACATCATACGAACATTTGAGGTATAATTTTTTTTGAAAATTTTTATGCTGAACTATTGCGTATTCAACAAATGTTGATTACATTTGCGGAAAATTTTTATACCCCATGAATGACGAAATAAAAAAACAGGAAAATCTTGATGCTACTCAATCTTATGACATGGAATGGGTTGATGAACGCATCAAACACATCAAATCGCTCTACGAGAACGGAACCTACGTTGAGCTGAAGGAACAAGACATCATGAAGGTGCTGAAAGCATCTTACATCGCCGAACGATTCTTCGGCAAGTCTCGTTCGTGGATTACTCACAAGCTCAACCACGACCTCAAAAACGGCAAGCCAGACGAATTCACCAATGCTGAGAAAAAGCGCCTTAGCGAAGCCCTATATACCATTGCTCTCGAAATTCAAAAACTTGCAGACGAAATCGTCGATGAAGTTCGCGAGTCTGAGTCAAAGTAAACTCCTAACTTTGCAAGAAACCAATCAATACCATAATCTTCTCATGAACTATAAATACAAAGACAGTGAGGTAGTTACACTGACTAACAACATCATCAAGACCGTTGAGCAAATTCTGAAGCTTGACGACGACAAGTTTGACGACACCTACGTTGGCATCTCCATGGAAGACTATTCAACCAAACTCATCCCCGGCAACGGCAAAGAGCCTGACGAGCTGGAGGATACCGTTGAGTATGCCGACTACGACATCTACCATCCTTACTCGATGGACTGGATCAGCTTCAATCCCACCCAAGAGAAGTACCAGTTTGAACCGCAGGAAATCAATACCTTCGCCCACGAATACATCGAAAACTACAACGAAATTCTCATTGACATCGAGAACGATTTCCCTGAGGATACCGGCGAATTTACGCCCGACGAACTCGATGATTGGTGCCTAAACCACCGAGAATCTGACGATTAACATCTTTTACGTTGGTAGTGCCTGATTTTTGCCCAACTGCCGTTTATTTTTGCGCCAAGTAAACTTCAAAACATGGAAACGACTAATACCGAAAACAGTGCACCGATATTCGCAATCAGCCGTTTGCGAATGGGCATAGATGGTCCGGGGGTAACCACTTTGGTTACATTCATGGGCTGTCCGCTTCGTTGCAAATATTGCATTAACGACCGTTGCCATGAACCGTTTTTTGAAGCCGATGGCGTGACACCGCGCAAGGGCATCATGCTGCTCACGCCTCAGGAGCTGTACGATCGTGTGAAAGTCGACAATATCTATTTTCAGGCAACCGGTGGAGGCGTATGCTTCGGCGGCGGTGAACCGGGATTGTACGCCAACTTCATCCGCGAGTTTCGCGAAATATGCGACCCGTCATGGAAAATCACCATCGAGACTTCGCTATATCTCGATAGCGAAATCATTGACGACTTATCTACCGCAATAGACAATTGGATTATCGACATAAAATCATTGTTTGGAGATGTTTACAAAGACTATACCGGAGACTCAATGACGGTGATGTTAGATAATTTAGAGCATCTTAAACACGCAGTAAACAGCGAAAGAGTACTGGTGAAAATTCCTGTCATCCCCAAATTTACCGTCAGGAGCGATGTTGAAATATGTGCCGCTCGTCTGCGTAAAATGGGATACCCTAATGTACGAGTATTTGATTACATCGAGAGACCATCACGTTTTACAACTCAAAATCCTGAAAAACCATGAGCAAAGGTAAAGATAAATGTGATTTCCTTCGCAACATCCGTCGGCAAGTTGCCGATCAATGCGGATTGCGTTACGAGCCGCGAGAGTGCCACCACGAGGGCGACTGCCCGGGCACTTGTCCGGTGTGCGATGCCGAGCTTCGCGACCTGCAACGTCAGCTCACAGAACGCGGCATCGAAAACATAGACGTGTTCGAGAAAGTCGAATCGGAAGAGCAAAATGAGCCACAACAACCAATAAGATTAGGTGGTTTCCCAGCTTACGGCCCAGAGGAAGATATTCACATCCTCGAAGGCGATGTTACGCCACCGGAAGATGATATTGATGGGAATATAGAAGATGTACATGAACTTGAAGGTATGCCGAGACCGCCTGAAGATGATGAGATTATTGATGACGACGAGGAAGATGACGACTCCGGCGAGCCATATCGTTTCTGCTATGTTGCCGGCATATCGTTCCATAATATCGACGATATTTGGGACGAACTCTGCATTGGAACAAAGTTGGCTCTCGTTCGTCAACCCGACAACAAATACGACAAGAACGCCATCGGCGTTGCTCTTGTCGACGACTACAATCCCGAAGAACCGGAGTCGTTCGACTTCAATTTCATACTTGGCTACATTCCTCGCGCAGAGAACGAAGAACTTGCCACCATGATGGACGAAGGCTATCAGGTTGGTGCAGAGATCACCGAACTCAACCGCCACGCTCCATACAACGAACGCCTGGGCATCACCATTATTCGCTATGGTAAGAACCCCAAGCCATCAGCTCGTTACCGTGCTTTGGAGATTGTTACAGACGATGAATTTAGCGATATTCAAAAATCGCTGCTCACCAACGGATTCATCTATCAACGTTGGGGTGGCTTCGTTTTCCCAATTCGCCGCAGGACTCTGCCAATGAAAGGCGAAAAAGTCGTTCTCTTGCACAAGCGCGAAAACGACACCGTGCTCTATCTCACCACCGTTGGCGCAGTGGGCGATGAAGCAATTCCCTTCGTTGGTGAAGAAGAAGTATTTGCAGTCGATGATTGCGTTGCGTTCATACTCTTCAACTCGGCCGGACCCGTCGTAGTGCCCAACTGGTCGCTCGACTTCCTCGACAAAGAGGACATCGAAACCATGTCCCCGTCAGAGAGCTTCCTCTCAAAGTCCGCCCAAGACAAACTCGCCCAAATCTTCCACGCCACCCCAAAATAAGCTCAAAATAGTCAAAATAATTGGGCCAATAGCTATAAAAGGCTGAATTGTATATTTATTGGCAAATTTTTTTGCTCAAAATATTGACAAATCTAATTTTAAGCGCTATATTTGCAGGATAATTACAAATAGTATGGTCAAATGGTACTTGAAATTCGTTTGAGCAACTTCTTCTCATTGCGAGATGAAGTGATACTTGATTTACAGGCTGCAAATCTTCAGACCAAAAAGGCAAAAGATTTGGAAGCGAATACGTTTGTTTGCAAGGACGAGCGTATGCTTAAGACGGTAGCTATCTATGGAGCAAATGCATCCGGTAAGAGTAGCGTCATTAAAGCAATACGTGCTTGCGTTCAAATGATATTTGATTCTCATAATTATAATGAGAATACTGTTTTTGCGTTTAACCCGTTTAAATTTGGAGACGCGGATGTTCCGAGTAGCTTCTTTGTGCGTTTTATGATTGACGGCATTGAATATGAGTATTCTTTCTCGATGACCAACAAGGAGATTATTACCGAGGGGCTCTATTACTATCCCAATGGTCGTCGTTCAATGGTGTTTACTCGCGACGAGCGAAAAGGACCCCAGAAGAAAGATATTTACGAATTCAAGAGCGTCATTCGCCGTCCGGCAGATGTCGCTGCCAACACTTCCAAGAAGACACTCTTTATCTCACGTGCCAGCCAGATGGACCGCGATATTGCTAAGCGCGTATTCAATTACTTCAGCGAACACTTTGTGTTGAATTATATCGGATACAACGCTTCATCGGTAACAACATTGCTCAACGAGAATAAAGAGCAGTTTTTGAAAACTTTGCGTATTGCCGACAGCGATATCGTTGACCTTGATAGTCAGGCACTATCCTCTCAGCTCAAAATTACTACCTATCACCGCAACAATCCGGCGATACCGTTCGATTTCTATACGGAGGAATCTGACGGCACACAGATTCTGTTCAATATGATGCTAACTATTCTCGATATTATCAAAGGCAACAAGCTTTTGCTCATTGATGAAATTGAGACAAGCTTGCATACTAAGTTAGTGGAGTATATCATTGCGATGTTCCATCACAGTGAATCGGCGCAGCTGATTTATACCACCCACAACACCTACTTGCTTGACACTAGCAAGTTGCGCAAAGACCAGATATATTTTGTGAATAAGCGCACCGACGGCTCTTCCGACTTATACTCCTTGTTCGATTACAAGGACTTCCGAGAGAATATGGATTTGGAAAAGGCTTACCTCCAGGGACGCTTTGATGCCATTCCGTATATCGATAGTTCGTTTGACTCACTCAGCATCGATTAGGTATGGCACGAAAAGCAAGAGTTTCAAAAGGCAAGACGATGAGACCAAACTTCTTCGTCTTCTGTGAGGGTAAGACAGAAATAACTTATGTCGAATTCTTGCGGTCGGTATATCGAGTGCCTATCCAGATAATACCACGCAAAAGCGACTCTAACATTTCCGACAAGTATATCAAACGCTGCAAGGATGACTACGTTACGACCAAGCATGACAAGACATTTGTGATGTTTGACCTTGATGTTGATGGCATACTTGAACGATTAAGCAAACTAAAGGACACGATATTATTGGTGTCAAATCCTTGTATCGAAGTATGGTTTTTACTTCATGTAGAAAATTGCAAATCAGAGCTTTCCTCTGCAGATTGTGTAAAACGTCTATCCGCCCATTTTAGAAAATACAAAAAGGGTGCGCTACAAGATGAAGAAAAGTCCGTACTCATTTCAAATGTAGCCGATGCCATCATAAGAGCCGAGACTTTACCTGAGCATGGCAACCCATCATCAAGTATCCATCGGCTCATAAAGGAAATCCAATCTTATATATGATCATCTGGATTGCCGCGATGCGTTGCAGGAAATATTATGGACCGTAACCGTAGGCTTGGACTTGACTAAGCAAAACGAAGCCTTATCTTCGCAGCGTAATAAGTTCCAAGGAGGTCGCCAAATATCGACAGATAGTTCAATCTATAATCGCGATTAATTCAAGGAATATAAAAGGATTACAATAGTTTTTACAGTAGGGCTGTTTGCCCAACTGTAAAACAACTGATTGCAATTAGAACGCCGTATCAAAGTTCAAGTACCCCTGATACGGCGTTATTCCATCAATTAAGTTCTATTATAGTCCTTCCATAAGGAAGTCCTTAAGGCTAACAATCTTGATACCATCCTCGTTGTACCCCGATAAATATCGGTCTGCAACTACGATGACTTTCCTAAATCCGTCATTGATCTGCAAGAGGGAAGCTTGCTCCTGTTCCACCTTTTCCTTGTCAGGTAATGCATAAGCAGACTGAATATATATTCTCTCCGATCCACGATTGCAGACAAAGTCTACTTCTAATTGTACTCTTTGGCTACGACCTTCGGCATCTTTAACGTATTTCGTAACGACGCCCACATCTACAGTGTATCCACGGAGACATAGTTCATTAAACACCATATTCTCCATCAGATGGGTCCTTTCTACCTGACGGAATCCGATGCGTGCATTTCTGAGACCCAGATCCTCGAAATAATATTTCTGAGGCGTATCAATATACTTGCGACCCTTTACGTCATAGCGCACAGCTTTCTTTACAAGAAATGACTCTTCCAGCATTTCCAAATACTGTTTGATGGTATTCTTGCTTATATCAATACCTTTAACAGTCTTGAATGTGTTCTCGATCTTTGTCGGGTTTGTCAAACCACCTATTCCGGACGCCACTACATCAATCAGTTCGCCCATAATATCGCTACCCTTAATGTGATACCGTTCCCGGATATCCGTTAAGTATGTTTTCTCGAATAGGCCTTTTAAATACGCTTCTTTCTCTCGTACATCAGATTCCAAGCACACAACCGGCAAACCTCCGTATGTCATATACTGATCCAGTGCCTCTTCGAAAGATAATTCAGGATGAGCGCCAACAAATTCACTCATTGACAAAGGTGTTACATGGATTTCATGACCACGACCACGGAATTCGGTAATTACGTCCTTCGACAGAAATTTTGAATTACTTCCTGTTACATACACGTCCACATTCTTAATGCTTAGGTATGAGTTTAACACATCCGCAAAGTCGGGCACTAACTGTACTTCATCAAGCATCACATAGTACCATTCATTTTGGGGAACATCACCGGAAGCCTTATATTCAACAATCTGAGAGTCAATCCAATCCAATAAAGCATCAGGATCTCGTAACCTTTTATTTCGGCGGTCCTCCAGATCAAGCATTACTATGTGGTCTTCCTTAACTCCACTATCAAGTAGATGCTGTCGAAACAGGTTCTTCAACAAGTACGATTTTCCGCACCTTCGGATACCGGTTACGACCTTTATCATGCCATTATGCTTACTCTTGATAAGCCTTCCAAGATGAATATCGCGTTTGATTTCCATGAAATACATCGTTTTACATTACATTTCTGCGTATTTACGCATTTCTGTTCAGCAAAATTACGTAATTAGCGTAAAATAACCAAATTATGATGGAGTTTTTATTCCATATAATTGGCCGAATATCTTGGAAGATTACGGTGAAAGAGGTTAATAGCTGTTCCGCCAGATAAGAGATAGAGGTATTGCATTATAGCGGTTGTCATCATTGGTTTTCTTCGTTTAGATTGAGAATAAGGAAGCTGTTGCTGGCGTGTTTGACGAGCGCTTCGGCATCGGCAACAGTGAGCTTGTCTTGATTCCAGCGTTCGCTGAATTGCTTATCGCGTTGCTTGAGGGAGCGGACGGCTCGGTCAAGCTTATCTTCCGGGATATCCCAGACATGACCTTTGTGGTAAACGCCTTGGGTGTGCGTGGCTACCAGCGTCAGCATCCGGCGCTTCACCGGCTTCAGGGAGGCTCCGCAGTGAGCCATCACCGTTGCTATGCGCTTGGTGTCATGGACAGCTATCCATGTGCGATGGCTATGGATTATCTCGGCAAGTTGGGTGAACATTGAATCTTTCATATCGGCTCCTTATCGGATAAAGTCACGTAACACGTCGCGCAGCTGTCGAGCGAAGACAACATCGTGGTTGTGAGATAGCTGTTCTTCGAGTTCCATCTGGACTTCTGTACCGAGTTCCTCAATGGAATCATACAGGGTTATGTAGAGTGTATCGCACTTGCCGGTATCATCGGTGATGCCGTTGACTTTGAAGATAAAGTCGGCGGTGGGATCTGAGTAGGCGCAGCATTGCTCCCCAAGCACCGTGGCATCGGTGGGCACTACATGGTAGAGGATGACCATCTCCATGCTATCTTCAAACTCATTTAGAAGTTCATAGCAGCTGTATTGCTTCGGCATGACGTAGGTCAGTGTGGCCTGGTCTTCGTAAAGCTTCACGTCCTTGAAAAAGTCACGTGAAAGGATTGCATTAGCTGCTAAATTAGCATAGCTAATGAAACGTTCAACGTTGTCGTATTGCATGATTAGTTTATTGGTAGTAGTCAGGGTTAGCCTTAATGTATGAATCGGGTTAGCTCTGGCGTGTGAATGGGTTTATCGGTAGTATTGTTGCTGATTGACCTTGTCTTGTCAGGTTGATGTGATGATTACAGCGTTGTGATGAAGGTCTTAATTAGCAAGTTCGGAAGTTCATCTGGAGAGATTGGAAAGTCAGGATTACCGAGCCTGATGATGCACTTTGGAGTCTGCTGGGCAAGTTGCCTCATTGTCTTGAGTTGGTCATTGCTCATCAGGGTGAAGGCATAGGTGTCGAAGGATACCCATGGTTGGAGTAGCATCCACATATACGCCGTAGCCTGATCATCCTTGCCGGCTTTAGTAATCTTGCCGCCACCGGCTCGTCCAACTTTCCCGGCGGAGATGTCTTTGATGCACTGCTGGGCATTCTGCGTTAGTCGACGAGTGTTGCGCATGGTGATGATAGTGACGACCTCTTCCGGTGTGAACACGCCGTCTGAATCGGCGGCAAGTTCTACAATTTGCTTCAGGAGCAATGAGGTATTGTCGCGGACTTTGATTAGCGGGATATTACCCAGGGTTGGGAGATGCTCTAAGAATGAGCGGAAGGCTCGGTCTTCGGCTTTGAGGAAGGTGAAGACATCCGGCTTGGTCTGGAGGCCTTTCGCAAGTTCTTCCGAGAGGATCTGCTCATACCTGACGACCGTAGCTGCGTTACCTAAGCCAAAGGTTTTTGTACCGTCCATCGAGCTGTAGAAGTGATGCATGGATGTCACCAGCGAGTCTTGCGCAGTGGTGGTTGGCGTACTCGGATGCACGTTGGTTACCACATCGAGGTAGTCTTCAAGTGAGCGTTGGCGAGTGTCAACCATGTTGGCAAAACTTTCAAGGATTTGCTCACGGAGACTGACGTAGCTGGAATCGGCATCGGTTGATGCTTCGGAGTAAGCTACCGAGAAGAATTGATTGGCGATGGTATCGTCCAACTCCTTCCACTCCTTGACCAAGTCGACGAGTTCTTTTGTGGCAACATTCTTCTTGGCTGCGATGCGGTCAAGATACGACGCATAATCTGCCAGAGCCTCAGACGAGTTGCTGTATGCTTTGTGCTGTGTGTCTGTATTGCTGCCGCAACTGACGAGGGTGAGCAGCATGGCAACCATGATAGCATTGCCCAACCGGAGTTTGATTCTGTGTAGTGACATCGGGATACTTGTGAATGTGTGACGCTCTGTCAGATTATTTGTCATACTTAATTGTGTTTTTCACGCAATGAATACTAAATTATTTTCTCGCTGCAAAGGTAATGGTTCAATTTGATATGATAGCAATTTAGCCTCGATATTTACGATATTTTATAGAATCATACTCAAAGTATGATTTTTGGAAACCGTTATATTTCAGCGTTTTGTGACAAACATCCACAAAACACCACAAAACACAAAATACAATTTTAGAGCGTATTTAATCTGATTTGAATGGCATAACTTTATCAGATTATCATTTGGTAAATTGACACTTTAAAAAGTAAGCGTCTCCGCGGTAACCGATTGACAGGGGCGGTTTTCTGCCGTAACTTTGCGGCAAAAAATGCAGTATGATATACTATTCAAATCATAAGTATTGTCGTGCCGAGTTAATTCTTGGTATTTA